TTATTTTATCTCCACAATATCTAACAAATTAACATTACTAAATCCAGTATCTTCTTGGCTAGCCAAATATATATGTATAAATAAAAAGAGAAAGCATATTCCTACGCTCTCTCCTATGACAAGTACATTTTCTAAATTAATCATAACAAAATTCACAATATTAATTACTTTTCTTACATCACCTCATAATATAATATTGCAAGCAAGACAACATGTTTTACCCCATAAAAGTACTTTGAAACATAAAAAAGACCACTCCGAAGAGTGGCCAATTTATTTTTTGAGTTTGTCTGGATGCACACCCTAAGGCGTGTATTAGACCTACTCTATCTAGCAACACCCTAAGGTGCGCTAAATAATAGTACAACATTAAGTATTAGTTGTAAACTATATTTTTTAAAAAAATAGGGCAAGCACATAAGTGCCTGCCCTTATAATATAGTAATAAGATCACATTGAGGCAAGAAATATAAGCCTAATACATTGTACCCCGTTTATTTATATTTAATCGTGCCAAATAATTCTTTTTCGTATTTAATACGTTCTTGTTTATCAGTGATTCTAGCAATTGCACAGTAGAAGTAACCTGCACTTGGATTAGTTGGATATTTAAACTTCGCCCACCAATATCCGTCTTTCTTCTCAATGCTAACAAAGTCTACCCATTGGTCTTTAAGTAACCAAGAACCTTTTTCCACTAAAGAACCTTTTAATCCAGGACTGCGTCTTACTTTAATAACTGAATTTGTAGTGAATCGACCCTTCCAATTCCATTTAGTTTTAGGTTTAGCAACCTTATCTTTAGTATTACGAAGAGCTGCAGTGACTTTGTTACTAGCAAAGTTTGGACGAATAAACACCATATTAGGGTCGTAACTATGAATACGTTGCGTAGCAGTTTCCCAACCACTGCCACCTTGTTCGGGACCGTATGTCCAACCACCACCGAGCCAATTTTGTTCTACTACAGTAATTTGGTTTAGAGTTGATTCGATAACCCATGCAACGTGACCATGCCCTTCGCCAAATGTATTAGGAAATATAACCATATCACCTGGTTGGGCTAAGAATGTTGGTGTGTTCTTGTGTGTTGTTGCCCTTGTACTTAACATAGCTTTATTGTCAATGTGGATATTTTTTGCACTTAATCCTTGTAACGGATTACCTGAGAACAATTGTGACCAACCAGCGTTAGCATAATCGTAACACTGATTGCCATACCAGTGATCAAAATCATATTTCTTACCTATACTTTGTTTGAGCCAATCAACAAATTGCTTCTGTGTTAATTTAGCTTTAGATGTTTTTGCATCAGGCACTGTTTTCGTAACTTTCGTTTGTATTTTATAATATTTTGCTACTATTTTATCTAAGTTACTTGTAGCGCGTCCGTAACCAGCAGCTTCTAATACGTTACCTGGGTCTTGTTTATCAGATTGTATATTTTGATGCCCAGGCATTTCAGTTTTGTAATTAATCCCCCAAAACTCACAAAGATAAGCTAATACCTTAGCGCCATTGTCTAATGATTTTTGGGTCCGTTCTTTAGCTTCTTTAGGGTTATCTTTATCAACAAAATAACAAATCTCAACACCAATAGCAGCGTCATTTGCATCTACACCATACCAAAGGTTATCAGTAGTAGCGTTGTATAAAACATGCCATGCTTTTTCATTGGTAGGCACACAAACAATTGCTTCTTTATCATCAACAAAAATATGCGCACTAGCAGTTTGGTTAATATCAATGTTATAAGTGTTTTTATAGTAGTTTACATTTTGTTGTGCAGTAGAATTGGCATTACCTGTATCGTGAGCTACAATAAACTTTGCTTTGCCACCGTCCATTTTAGTTCCATATCTACGTGTACCAATAGGTAGTAAATCAGTTTTTACGGGTACACCTTTCCACGTTTCAGCCATGTTACTTCAACCCTTCCTCTTTCAAATATTCTTCTTGCACTTTCGCACTATGTTTTACAATGAAAGTATTCTTCCACACACCATAGAACGTTAAGGCAATAGGCAAACCTGTATTTAATACGTTGACCCATAAATCAACCTTATGTGGATTAATCCATTCTGCAGTGACCCCTGATGCATTGAGTGCTAGGTATAACGCACCTAGAAAACCACCAATAAGGGCTATAAATTGTTTTAATTTATCTGTATCCATCTAAAAACCTCCATAATAAAAAGCCACCCCGTTAGGAGTGACTTCCGATTTCTAATTTGTATTTATCTATTGGTTTATCATTGAATTTGTATGAAACTACAACTGTGCCAAGCTCATCTATTATAGTGCCAGTAATGTCTATATTGTTATTTAGTGATGTGGTGTCTGGGTAAACAAATACTTGACCATCATCAAGTGTTACTTTTGCATACAAATCTAATTTTGGAGGTAAGGTGTATCCAATACCTTCAACGTATTTAATAAAGCCGTCCAATTTAAATTGTTTTCGTTGCCCCTCTAAATTATAAGATATATATCCATCTAACAAACTTTCCCACAACGTTTTAAAACTTACAGGGTCGCTGCCGATTTCTGTATCTGTTTTACTTGTATCGTACAACATAATTAAGCTTATTGGCACGGTTATATGAGGATTTTCAATTAATATATAACCTAACTGTCCCTTACCTTCTAAGAAATCGTTTTGCATTACATCTATAATATGTTCATCTGAAATTGTTTCACTTGAACCTTTTAATCCATCTAACTTTCCAGATTTGATTGCTTCATCTAACAATTCATTAAACATATTTACCGGCTTAATACTTGTTGCACTTTTGCCCAATACACTACTTGTTACTTCAATCTTCGTTTTGTTATCACTAGGGAAAATGTATTTATTATCTACCACAATTTCTAATGTGTAGTGACCTGTAGGAATGATTTCATCAATCACTACATCCACAACATTATTACTTACCGTTGTTTCTTGTTTATACGCTACACCTTTATCTGTGTATAGATAAACGATTGCTTGTTTACCATCTAATCCTAAATTGTCATTATTTGTGTCTGACAGTGTATATCTCATTACTGATTGATCGCCTTGCTTAATTCTATTACCGTCTGTTGATTCGTTTAAAGTTAATACATTTTTTATCATAATTGTTTGCCCCTAATAGTTTATTTTTTATGCTTTTGCTGTTTCTTCGTTATACTCGACACCAGTCAAATCTCTATATTCTTCTGGAGTCACATAACCTCTTTTTACAAACAATGCAAATTGTTCATTAGTATAAAGACCCATCTTATAGTATCTAATACCTATAGCTCTCATATTATTCACGCTCCAATATCTGAATTGTTAAATTTGCTACGTCATTTTGCACTTGTGATAAAGCTGATTGAGTTTCTAATAACTGTAAAGATAAATCTGCGATTATTTCATCTTTTTCATCTGGTAATACCTCAACAACTTCATCTTTATGTTTGTTTTTTTGCCATTCTATATATGTTGCGCCAACCCATTCTCTACCATTGAAATAGATAGGTTCATACAATCCATTAGGTGGTTGGATATCTGTATATTGATCTATGTCGAAAGTGCTTGTTGTGATAAGTTTTGGTGTACCGTCTGCTTTATTAAATATTTGTTTGTACATTTTCATCCTCCTATATATACCAACTACCATAAAATTGAACATGTTCACCGGTAGACATTGTCGAGCTTGCATAGTAATTTAAGCCTGTATCAACTGGGAATATCAGTACATTTTTAGCTACAGTTGACCCTCTTACTGAAAAGACTGGTATATCATTCCCAATTAATTCAGTAGGTAATTTACAAATAGTACCACTAATACTTCCAATGTTTGTCACTGCACCTCTAACGCTAACTCTTTTTATAGTCCCGACTGTTATAACTCTGTAACTAGCTACCTTTCCGAAACTATAATTAGGTTGCGTTGAATTTTGTATATTATTCAAAAGCGTTAAAGGTAGCCAACCAGTATCTGTCACATTAATATTACCAGGGTCACCTTTTTCTCCTTCGATTCCTTGAATACCTTGTATGCCTTGTACTCCTTGTTCACCTTGTGGTCCTTTGAAGTTTTCGGGATTTGCTTTAGCATATTCAATGAAATCACTAGAAACTTCATCTTTAAAGTCCGAACCTAAAATAGCATCTCTATTTTCTATCATTATCTTTTGAACAGTGTCTTTTAAAATAGGAATATCTATTTCTTTAATAACTTTATCTTCTACACCACTATCAACTATAGTGAAACTAAAGTTAGCTACATGAACATTTGCGCTTTCTGATTCGAGAAATAGCTTAGCTTCATTCGTTCCTACATGTTTAATAACTTTTGGTGGTATTATATACTGAACAATTCCTTTTTGAGCTAAAATAACTTCTAAAGGTTCATCCATGAATATAGAACCGTCGCTACAAAACACATCTAACTTAGGTTTCATATCAATGTTTGTTAAATCTATTTCTTGTCCATTACTTTTGATGTTTAATCTGATTGATGCAGTAGCTTCATCTTCTGTATAAAAATTGACACCTATATTACCTATGTCTACACTTTTGTTATTTATATTAGCTGTAACATCTTTTTGTTTGTATATCATTAATTCACCCCGCTAAAATAAGCTAACCACTTAAGTGATTAGCCTCTGTATTTATCTCTGATAAAGTAAATACCAGTTAAACCTATTTTTTTATAATAACTACCTATTGTAGTTGCTTGATGACTAGCCCAACGTATATCAGTTGCATATTGATGTGTAGCAGGCGCTTTAGGATTCCAACGCATTCTATATAATGTGTTCTGACCTTTATTGATATAATCTTGCCTAACAAATTTAGCACCACCAATTATAGCTTTAGCTGGCGTTGTCCAACCATGGTTTTTAGCAAAATTAATAGCGTTATTAGGGTTACTATCAAATGCTCCAATACCAAAGTAGTTGTACATTCCATATCGTCCACTAGCAAAGTTTGACGTTCCATTACCACTCTCTAATAAAGCGTGCGCTATTAAATAGATTTCATTAACATTGTATTTCTTACATGCATCTGCAAATGCCTTACCTTGCCCAGATAAAGTACCCTTACCTTTTAGTAATGCATTCAATTTACTCACTGCAATACCTTGGTATTTACCTAAGTTGAGCATTTGATATCTTTGTACTTTTCCATTCCATATAGATGTAGGGTTCATTGCATTTTTCACTTGTGTTTCGGTTGGTCTATACCAACTCCATCCATTAGAAACTTGTGGATGTCCTTTAGACATTTGCGCTTTGAGAGCTTGAGCGAATGTATATTTTGAAGTTTCTACTGTATTCTTCAACTTACCAGTTGGTACTGTAGTGGGTTTACCAGTCGTAACAGAACTTTGACTAGCATTTGGATTTTTAACTTTAATTGTAGTCTTTATTGTTGTTGTAGTAATTGTTTCTGTCATTAGCTTTTTAATATTTTTATAATTTGCTAGTAGTTTCAATTTCACATCTTCGTATTTTGAATCCGGTGGGAAACCTTCGACTAACATGTTAAATCCGGTTAAATCTTTCATACTACGCCATATTGTAGGGGATAGTTTTAAGGCGTTTTTATTCAACTTGACATTTTGCCATTGTAATAGCTTTAACCCATATAATATTGCTGTTAATTGATTAAGCAAAAATTCATGTTTGTTTGCCGTTTCTGCCCCACATACTTCTAATACTAGATAATCTTCATATCCAGGGTACATATTGTTAGTATGCCTACAGTGCCATGTCATTTCCCTATCTACATAGGCATGTGGAAATTGTTCGGGTTTCATATATTTATTTCGTTGTTTATAGATATCGTTCACATCTCTAAAATGATTACTTTCTCTAACGTAGATACCTTTAGGTGGATTAGTTCTATCTTTAGAATTCGCATCATACATATAATGCACAATTTCTTTATAATCCATATCATCTTCACTAAATGATGTGTATTTAACTTTTGTAACTGGTTTTTTAATCATAGATGGTTTTTTTACTTCTGGCTTTTCATCTGCTTTTGTATCAACTTGATTAGGTTTAGGTGTAGATGGTTTTGTTGTACTTGTTGTTTTCTTTTCAGGATAATATGCTGGTCGAATAAACTTACTTATCCCGTTATAGCTATGTTTAATTTTATAACCAGGACTTCCAGACCAGTTTGCCGTATACCAATTTTGATCTACACTAGTGAAATAACTTTTAGTGGAAGGGCCCACTACAATAGCTACATGCCCTACTCCATTATTAAATGAACCAGTACCCCAAACTGCAAAATCACCTGGTTTAGGTACGAAAGATGGAGTATTGTTGAACTTTTGAAAACCTTTAGGATAGTTGTACCAAGCCATTGCAATAGCATTTCCTGGTGTAGTAAACCCCCAATATCGTTTTAATATAAAGTTAGGTAAGTCCCAACACTGCGCGCCATAATAACCATCTACATCAACTCTTCTACCAATCATACTTCTAGCCCAAGCTTCTACTTCGCTAGCTCTTGGCTTCCTACTTCTTGGTGATGGCAATCCCATCTGTTCACCTCATTTACTGCATAATAAAAAGCCAACTACATAAGTAGCTGGCTTAGAAAAATAATTGTGCTGCGCCAATGGCTGCAACGATAACGCTGAATATCCCACCGACTATAATTCCTGTTAGATGTACATTACCTTTTTGTTTTTCTTCAATAATGCCTTTAAAGTTCAATATCTGTTCGTGATGTTTTTCTACTTTATTTTTAACTTTAATGAAATCATCTGCGAATTTATTCATTGTTTTGCTTAGATTTTCGGAATGCTTTTCTTGCCTTTCTTGCGAATCAAGTTGTCTCTCAGCGATATCTGTTTGTCTATCTATCTTATTGTTTAAATCAGAGAATTGTTTGTTATACTCAATTTTATCCGTATTCATTCTTTCGTAAATTTTACCGTTACTATCCACCCATTCATGACGTAACACATATTTACTTTCTTCTGTCATAAATGTCTGCACCTCCAACAAATGCAAGAACTCCACAAACAACTGTTATTACCGCGAATTGTGCCGTCGATAACCAGTTAATAGCGTGATAAATACTTGCGCTTGTCATGAAAAAATATAGTATAGCCGAACCTAAACCACCTATAACTAATAACCAATTACATATGTTATTTATTGGTTGTTTAGGAATAAAAAATGCGCTTGATAGGAATATTAAACTAAAAATCATAGCTACTATCCCCCAAACCCAAATAGGCATTATACTGTGTAAGGCCACATAAAAAGGGCTGTCACCTAACACAGATTCTTGTTCTTTCGACCAAAAGAAACCACGTTCAAACATGTAAACACCTAGTCCAAATATTAAAACGAACGCGATTATTTCTATAAATGTCGATTTCCTCATTGTATACACCTCTTTTACATTAAAATAAAAAGCCACAAGTTAACCTTGTGACTCTGGGTACTTCTCTCCTGTTATTAAGGCGTATTCTTCTTTATCTAATGCTTTCATTTCTACAAACCATTTGATTGTATCTTTTGTGTGGTAACCACGTTGGTACATCAATTTCACGTCTTCGAATCTTGGTATCCTAATTATCATTAACAACACCTCTACTTTCTAAATCTTCAACTTTTTGCAAAGCTTGTTGGGCTAACATGCTGTTTTGCATACTTTGTACTTGTAGATTTGCTACCATATCCCAAAGTTCTTCATCGTGTGTTGTAACAGAACTTCTAGGTTCACCTAATTCAGAAGTTGATTTATAGTTATCATTCAACACAACCCTACCATCCTCTAATTTATATTTATAAGGTGTGAAATTAGATTTTAAGTCTGATGGTAGTAATTCATCGTTTATTTGAAAACCATTCTCTAACGATCCTACTGTTGCATATGAAGTTATTTCGTTTTTATCATTTAATAATATAAGCATTATTTAACACCTACTATCTTAGTTATTACAACACCATTAGTAACTGGTTGACCTGCGAGTGTCTTAAATCTCCACGTCACTTCATTTTCTATTGTTAAAACCTTTTCACTAGTTCTAACCACTTTAGTTTCACTTATATGTCCATCGCTGCCATCAGTATCAGTAACATTCATTGTATATAAAACTATATTGGATGTTCGATTGCCCTCAAATTCTTTAACATCATCTCCACCGTAACCTCTAACGGAAATTTTGATACTTGAATAATTCTTGTATGAATCAGTTAAATTGATTTGAGTTCCTATTCCAGTAGCACTACCTTCGAATAAAACAACATTATTAGTTGAATCTGGCGTATAAAAAGCAGACCATGTACCATTAGTAAGCTGTTTAATATAACGAGTAGTACCTCCGACTGGTGTAAACTCGATATAAGCTGTTGTAGTGTCTTTGTAATATACTTTTAAATAGCCATTTACTGATTTAACATTACTAGGTAATTCTGGTACGTTTGTTGCGTAATACACACCACTTTTTAGTGCATATAGTTTACTTAAACCGTAGTCCAAATTAACTTGAATTAAAGTACCATCGTCATTAGTTAACGGATATTTTTGCCCACCGAACTGACTAACTTTTTCATCGGTATATGATTTAGATGAATTTAAACTTGTTTGTATATTGTTTGCTATATATTCTTTACTAATACCTTCATCGTTAATTTTACCCCACTGATACCAAATGCTGTTTTGATAAAATCTAGTATATACTTCATTTAAATCATCGGGTTCCCATGTAGCTCTACCTTTACCATCTGCTTTAAATATTTTCAGAATACCTGATTTACCACTTTCAACAACGGTTGGTGTAGGCGTTTCGCCTGCTACACTACCACTTTCTTCAGGATCATCATATATTCCTGTATCACTATTTTCTACAACATCATCGTTTACACCTGTGTCAGTATCAGTTGTTATAGTTTCAGTAGGTGGCGTCACTGTTGCGGGGATTGACTCAGTGATATTAAATGAAGGTGCATCAGTGGCATTAGTGATGTGATATATGGCACTACCAGTAGCATTTTTCAAAGTCTGCTCTATACTAACTTCATTCAATTCATTTAAATAACCTGTAGCTTGTGTAAATGCGTATTTTTGCCAGTTTTCTGCATCAGTTGATAAAAGTAAATTAGCTTCGCTCATTTGCGTTTGTAGACGAGTGATATCTGAATCAATGGCTGTTTTCCTTGATTCAACTTCATTTAAAAAGCCATCAATCTTTTCTTCAAAGATAGATGACTTTTCATTTTCTAAAGTTGTTATTAACTCCATTGTTTCATTCTTTTTATGTTCTAGTTGAGTGATTCCATCTGCTACAGTTTGATTAATACCTTCGGCTACAGTACGACCACCAGATAAACTTTCTTTAATCAATTCTACTTCATCTTTAATACTTTCAGTCATATCGTTTAATGTCTTGATATACGTCAACTTAGTAGTTGCATGTATATTACTTATCAAGTCATTTGCTACTGTGAATGTAAATTCTCTTTCCACAATAATATTACTCGTTCCGTTTTGGGCAAAATAAACTTGACCATGAACAGTGCCAGTATAAGCTAGTATAGAATCTGGAAGTGTGTACGATAATCGTCCATTAATTGGATCAATGAAATTTAAATCATCAGAAATAAACACGCCATTATCAACTGTGTAATTGTCTGTTTTCAAAGCAATATAGGCATTAGCATTACTCGGTCCTATTTCAAATGGACGATTATTCTTTGTAACAATAAAGTTCAATACTGCTGTACCACTATCCATATTATAAAATTGTATATTTGTGTTCCCTAGATTTTGTTGTTTAGATGTTGTTTTTAGTTCTATTCCATTATCATCTTTTAAAAAGTTTTCAAATGCCATCTAATCTACCTCTTTTCCTTCGAATAATGACCATTTCGAACTACTATTACCAGCGTAATTCTTTACTAAGAATTGGTGATGATATGCATAGTTGTTTCTTCTTAAAACATGTGTAAACGCACCAGTAGAATTACTTTTAACTTCTAGTATCCAACCAGCCACACCTTTATAGTTTTTAGGGAAATCTCTAAATCTTTTACTTTCATCCGTTGTAATATAAAACGACATGCCAACTATGTTTAAATCTTTTAACAGTGTTATAGATTTAGGTATACGTTCCCACTTCCCAGCACTCATAGGAACAAAGTTCCATGGCCCTGATGCTTTAGGGTCAAATGCACTGGTCACCCTTTCAAATTTAAGCATGTTGCGTCCTGTGCTGTTTCTAGTTAGCACTTGTCGTAAACCACCATTACCATGCCCTGGGTATACATCTAAGAACCAACCAGCATCTTTCCACACTTTAGATAGAGGAAAGTCGGCAATTGGCAATGCATCAGACGTGTATAAATAGTAATGACCTATTTCAGTAACTTTTGATAGCAAATCAGTACCTTGTATAGGCATTGGTTTAGCACGTCCGCCTGTCTCATACATAGCAACTGGTGCTACTCTATTTTTCAAGATTTCATTAACGTCTCTTTGTCCAATAGAATAAACTTCATGATGTCTATTATTCCCTGGTCCAGTAGTAACACCTAATAATAATGCCTTTTTGCCTGTGTCATGATCGTAATACATAGACATACCTTCTGCTTCTTGGAAGTTCCCTGTATATCTACCATTAACCCCACCAATATTTATTCTTTTACGCCATAATTGCTCATTCGTTTTTACATCATAAGCTAAAAGATAGTTAGGGTTACTTGGATTACTATCACCCGTGTACCAATACAAGATACCATTATCATAAGTTATACCTTGCATAGGTTGTGTTGGCGTTGTATATGACCCAGGGATGATAAGTTTATACAATATCTTATCCACGTTGTTATCAACATCTTTCATACTTCTTATTTCTACAAAGTTCATAGCTTGATATTTTGCTTTTTCAGACTCTGTATACTCACGTCTTAATATCAGTAAATCTTCTTTAGGATTATAAATAGGCGTTGTATAACGTGTATTAAATACGCTTGGCATTACATCTTGCATTTCACTGCCGTATGAAATTTCACCAGTTTTATATCTAAATCTAACGAATTTATTGTTTTTATTGCTATCTAAAACACCCGAATAAATCCATAATTGACCATCTATATATCTATAAGCATTATGTGTACCGTGGCCACCATTCTTAACCAATAATCTGTCGATATACTGACCATTAGGTTTCAATCTAGTTAGCATATAATGATTACCTGGTCTTGCTTGTGTCATATAGATAATGTGTGTATATGGGTCAATCCAAAATGATTGCATTACTGCGTTAGTATAAGGTGATAGATCAGTTATAAATTGTGGTTCTTGATTTAGCGGGTCAAATCTATATTCGATATCCATTAGTTCTTTTCTTGTACTTTCAACCTTATCTAAAATCGTTTTCTTATCTAACATATAGTTTAGGTAATCCCTACGTAATCTATCTTGTAGTGTTGAATGCCCGAAACCTAAGTTATCTGTCCTTGCGTCTTTAACCTCATTGATACCATCGCCGTTATGTCCTAATACCATGTTGCTAATTCGACCATTTAAAAAAGCCACAAAATCAGATATCGGTTCATCACCGTAACTAATTTGCGTGGCTTTGTGTGCTATTTTAGCATCTTTATGTTCTTGTAAACTTTTCATTATGTCATTTCGAAATTTATACAAAAATTCGAAATTGTATTCTACTTGACTTATAAACATTCTATCGAATACAGAATGAAGGTTTGTAGTATATGCCATTATTGAACCTCCTGGATTTTAAATTGACCGTTGTTAATGCTAACTCTGTATATTTTGCTTGGATTTACTTCGTCAGTTAATAAGAAACTCTTTTCGGTGAATTTTTCTAACTTAACTTTATCTTCCTTGCTCATTGCACCATTACTGGAAGTAGTAGCAACTGGTATAGCTTTAGGATTTATTCCTTTTCCATCTATAGCGACATCAAAGTTATTGTTGTCATTTGAATAAACAACACCTTCTCCTCTTAGTGCTACAGTTCCATTACTACCTTTATTAGAAATGCCTTTAACATCATAGTTTAGAGCTTGGGAGCTATCTATTAATTTTGTTGTGACATTAGATGCTGCATTTAATTGAGCGCTCATATTACGCATATTTGAATTAAAGGCTTGCGCACCACCTAAACCACCAAGTCCACCCAAATCAGCTAAGTTACCTACAAAATTAGCCGCGTTATGAATTCGACGATTATATCTTTCACGTAATCGGAAATCGCCAATAACTACATCCTGTTTAACAATTTTTCCGTATGGATCACGTTTAGTGCTTATTTCAACAATACGCACATCTTCATTATCTATGCCTGTAATATCATCACGTAATTTAACAACATCACCAATACGTGGTACTGCTTCTTTAAATGATTGTGGAAGACTAATAAAGTCTAAAGATATAGATACATTCATGCTTTTATCAATTTCTGCTTCTAAATAAGCTTTCATAGTATCTAATTTAGTTATGTTTCCATTTTTGATTGGTGGGGCTTCACGTTTGCCTATAACTTTCGAAAGTGGATGTTCATACTCTACTTGTAATCCACCCTCTAAATGTGTTTGTTCTCCTGTGTAATCACCATACCCTCTGATATACGTATAACATTTTGTCGCGTCTTCTTCTATCTTAATAGCATTAGCATTTATCTTACTATCTAAGAAATATTTAGGTTTGTTTTGAATTGACGGCGAAAGCGTAAACATCTTACTTGGTTCATCATAACTGTATTCAAGACCGAAACTTTCCAGACCTTTTTTCATTACATCTAGTTTAGTCTCTGTATTCCCAAGATTTTCAAACCTTTTAGCGTTAACCTTATGTGTGAGCTTATATTTGTAATTAGTATCTTTAAACACCAAGTCGAAAAATTTTGTTGCAGTAAAACTACCATTAAACACTTCATAAATCCTTTTGTTTTGAAGATCATCAATTTCTCGTTCTCTAGCTTTAACACTGATTTTAAGTTTTTCACCAACTGATGATTTATCTAAAATAACTATTCTGTAAACCCTTTTATCATTCACGCCAGCTACTTCACTTACAGTCCACATTTTTGTAATACTTCCTACAATGTCATGTGTATATGAATTTTCTATAATCTCGAAATCTAACGTACCATCTTCCGATACTTTTTCATTCAAAGTCGTACTTACTTTAAGAGGGTAAGCACGTCCTTGTAAATTGAATATTTTCATTTATGCTATCCCTCTCTATCTAAAGTACAGTTTGTATTTATAAACCACTTTTGAAACTGTTTGGTTAAAATGGAAATTGTTGCTACCTGGACGTAACATCGGTTGTGGTCCAAATGCGTATTCATCAATAGCGATTCCATTTCTATAGGTTCTCATACCATCAAAAACAATTTTATCGCCTTTTTTAAGTTTTAAACCTTTTATTTCCATAAGATCACTATCAGATATATAGAACCTAAATAAACTAGTATTTTCGCCTAAAGTTATTGTAGTTGTGAAATCTTGTGTAAATTGATTTATAGTTACATCACCTGCGTAATATAACCAACCGTCCATAAGATTCTCAAAAGTACATTTTCTATATATATCTTCTTTATCAAAACTCAATTCTGTACCTACATCCCAATAATTTAAGTTAGGGTCATTTTCTAACTCTGTACTATAAGCGATACTTTCAAAGTAAGGAGACCCTATTGTTTCGAACTCTAAATCTATAAGCCCTGATGTTTGAGTGGTATCAAAGGATACAGGACTAGTTAAAACAACTTTTATTTGTCTTCCATCTACATAATCTAATTCGAAACTATGATCACGTTGACCTATACCAATGTAAGGTACTGTATTATCATTAGTTGCTAGTTCTCTCATATAAAAACTACCACTGAATAATGCTTGTATTTTCGATTTGAGATATGCTGCATAAGCAGGTTTTTCTACGTTATATTGCAAAGTCATTTTTACTGTTTTATATTCTTCGCGATTAGCAGTTAGGAAGCGACCATTGACTCTATCTACAGTTTCAAATGTTCTTTCGTATTCTGCACCTTCAACATTAAAAGAAGCGACAACTAAATCTTTACCTGTGAAAGAGTTGTCGCTAATCCTATATTTACTATTCTTTACTATTTCTACATCATGCGTGATTAACACGAACAACCCTCCTAGGTATAGATTAAGCTATCTCTTGAATTCATATCCTCAATAGTTGATTTAATGAATTCAATATCACCTTCGTTGCGAACTTGAACATTAACAATCGGTCTAGTGTTTTCTTGCATACTATGACGTACATCTTTCGTCATATGAGAATCAACATTACCTGTCATTGAGCTATCAAGTCCATCTGTTACACTGCTATCTAATCCTACATTAGGATTAAATGCTTTCATCGCTGCATTAGCTACAGTTTTCATTGAATTTTCTACATTTCTTCTTTGATTTTCGATTCCGTTTCCGAAACCTTGCATAGTCCATACACCGATTTGTCTAAACACTTTAGATGGTGAACCGATATTTAATAAAGCTTTAGCTTTGCTTATCGCACTACCAACTACACTAGTCACTGCTCCAATCAATGCTCCTGCAGCTGCTTTTACACCGTTTACCATTCCCATAATTAAATCTCTACCAGCGCTTAGGAATTGACCGACAAAGCTTAGTGCTTTACCAACCATATTCGTAACTCCACTACCAACAGAAGCTACTGCACTAACAAAACCTGAAATGATACTTGCACCAAATCTAATCATTCCACTAACTGCATGAGCTACCATTTGAGCCATTCCAACTAGTATTCTTGCTACCCACTGTGCGACAAATCCAGCGATTGAACCAACTAAAGCAGAGAATCTACTAGTTATCGTAGACCAAATTTGTGAAACTTTTGAAGATACCGTAGCCCAAATTTGTTGCCAACTTGTACCGAATATTCCAAGTATCGTATTTAGCGCACCAGATAGGAAACCGGTAATAATCCCCCAAATATTGACTAGGGTATTCCAAATCGCCGTTGTATTTTGCACAACCATATTTTTCAAAGTGAGCCAAGCTCCACCGAAATCACCAGTAATAAATTGAATGAAGGCAGTGAATAATCCAACCACCGTCTGAACTAAAATTTGTATCGCCAAGCCAATTAATTGTGCTGCAATTTGAATTCCAGCCCATAAAGCTTGAAACGCAATAATCACTTGTGAAATCACGGTCATTATAACTGTACCGAAAACTTGATTAAAAACTTGTCCTAAAACCTGTAATATCGGCATTATTGGTTGAAGTGTAGTCATAACACTAGCTAATAACTGTTGGAACCAACCAATAATTCCTTGTATCGCAGTTCCTATGGCTTCCTTTAAAGAATTCCAAGCTTCTATTATGAAATTACGGAATTGTTCGTTTGTCTTCCATAAATATACTATTATTCCCACTAATGCTAAGATCACACCAATAACTATTCCGACTGGACCAGTTAATACTGTAAGGGCAGTTCCTAACATAGGTATTAATTTAGCTAAGTTTGCTATCGGATTCATCAACAACATAAATGCACCACGTAAAACTGCTACAATACCTCTTACTATTCCAGCGCTCCTAACAAAAGTTAACAGTCTAGCAGCCACACCTAATATTGAAGTGCCAAAAACTCCTAAGAAGGTGTTTATAGCTATTATTGGAGCAATTAAAGCCCAAAACATACCAGCTACTATAGCTAATATCCCTACTAACCTTGCTACTGCTGGATGCGTTTCGAATAATTTGGCAACAAAACCTGCTATTGCAGTAATAACTCTTAACAAAACGCTAGCTATAGGTGCCATAGCAACACCAAATGCAACTAACGCACGCACAATATTACCAATTAATTGCATGATTACTGGTCCATTCTTTTGCACATACTCAATGAACTTTTTAAATCCTTGCGATTTACCAACTGTTTCAGACCAAGCTTTAAATTTAGCACTCATAGTTTCTAAGTAACTGAATATACGTGTACTATTCGTACCAAAAGCATTCATTAAATTAAAAATACCAGAAAAGACATTTTTAAATATATTACCAATAATAGGTAAGTTTGTTTTTGTATATTCCATGAACTGATTAATACTATTTTTTCCAGCTGCACTATTCGCCCATTTTTGGAATGATGTTCCTAATCTATCCATCCAGTTAGCAGACCATTGGAATAATGGAGCTAATTGTGTAAATACGTTAATAAGCCCATCGCCAAAACGACCTGCTGCACTTAACAATTTATTAAATACTGAAACACCAGTTGTGTTCATCATTTTGAAAAATCTTTGTGCTACTTGTGAGTTTTTAGCCCACTCTAACATCTTTTTACTAGCTTGATTAACACCATCTGCCACACCTTTGAAGAAAGGTTTGAGTGAAGATAGCGCTGTTTTAACGGTATTTAAACCATTAGCCATAGATTGGAATATCGCAGTGGCATTTTGTTTAACAATACCTTGCCATTCATCTTTAACACCTTTTAATGCAGATTGATATTTCTTCGTTGCTGAACTTGCTTGAATAGTTCCATCATTAAGCATTTTAATAGCACTTTTTGCCATTAATGCATAAGCTAACAATCCTCCAAACGCAATAGCACCTGCACCCGCAAAAGCAACTACACCACCAGATAAGGCTTTGATAGCATTTAACACTGCGAATATTACTGGTACAATACCTGCTATAACAGGAATTAGAGCTTGAAAACTTGCAATCATTACACCTTTAACTTGTTGACTGAATATCGTACCAAAAGTTCTAATGTTACTCGCTAGTTTATCCATTTTATTTTGATATTCTTCAGTCATTTTACTAATAGTAGTCATTGCTATTTGCGCTTTAGTCATACCCGATGTGTCAAAGTTAAGTTTGACTGTATGCTTGCGCCACGTCGCTAATTTAGCTTTAGAGAAAGCAACTGCTCTAGTGAATTGTGTTGTATTGGCATTAACATCTACTTTATGTGAACGCCATTTTTGAGCCATGGCTTTAGCTTTTTGAATAGCGCGTTGAAATTTATTAGTATTTGCCGTTATATCCGTTTCAATCTCGTTAGGAATAGCTGTTTTAGCTAATCTTTGAGCTTTACGTACATTTCGTTCAAAATTACTCATAATAGCGCTAATCTTAGCCATGAAATTTCTATTCTCCATGCGTTACCCCCGTTTCTGACTTGTATTCTGATGTTGTTGATAGAACTTAGCAGCACCACGTTTTTGTATTTCACGCATACGTTTGTTATGCAACCTTTTACGTTGTTGTTCTGCTTTGTATTCTTCAAGTTCACCACGTATTTCATAACGTTTCATTTCAATTTCTTTACGCATACCTTTTAATTTCTTGCCACCTTGGACAAGTCCATTAGCTGTTGCTGAATGTAGGTTAGAATCTAATTGATCTAAATAACTTTCACGTGAACCTATCAACCAATCATTCCATTCACGAGGTGTCATGGTATAAAGTTCTTGTTCTGGAATATATCCAATATATTGTGCTGTATTACGTCTTATTTCACTGTAGTCAAGTAAGGTTCTTCGCCCATGATGTCTTTGTAGTTCTGTTTCATGAATTCGATTCCTTCTTGAACCGTTTCTTTGTCCTCGTCCTTGGCCATTTTCTTCCCAGCGTTCATCTGTTTCCAGAACTGACCCGTCTGTTCCTTGAAAAAACCACTATTACTCAATACATCTAACGCACCTTGAATAAGCTCAATAGTTCCGTTTTCTTCAATGTATTCGTCCAATTTTTTCATAATTTCTTCAAATGATGGTCCGTTTTGTTTATACGCTAAAGCACAATCCCAAAAACGATGTAATGCTGTTGTCTTACGATTCAATAAGTCTTGATAGATATTAGAAAAACCATCTACAACATTTCCTTCTTTATCTTCTGTAGCGTATTTCTCTGCTCTTTGGTCAAAGAAGAATGAACCTTTAGCTTTGTATACTTCACCGTTAATTGTTAATTCTTTAATACCGTTAATTTTAGTTTGTTTAGCCATTTATAAATACACTCCTCAATTTTGATATAAAAAAATAGGGGCATATTGCCCCTTGAATTTATGCTCCTGTTGATGCTTTGCGTTCTTCGTAAGTACCTGAATACTGACCAATACTTTCGTATTCAACAGTTTCTGCTGATGCACTAGGATTTAACCACTCTGGTGGTAATTCTTTTTCTACACCATCTGCACTATTAAATTTAACTTTCATAGTCATTTCGATTGTGTCATCTTCATCATCAAATGATTTCTCATATTCTTCGTTAATAACATAACCGAATACTGCATGATAACCATCTTCATATTTCTTAGTTTCAATGATCCATACACGTAATTGTTGACCTGCTTTGATTGCACGTTTTAATTGCTCTTGTCCTTTATCGCCACGTACATAGCCCATAGTTAATGAGAATTCTTCATTAACACTATTTACTGCATAATCTGTTTTACCAGCTTTAATTAACTCTGCTAATTCAGTAGAGATTGTATGTCCACCCTCTTGTAAATCTGCAAGCAACATACCTTCGCCATTTGATAATTGATCGTTAGCCGGTTGGACTACTGCAATATAACTACTTTGTGCCATTAGCTACACTCCTTCATATTTAGTCTTGTGTCTATATTTAAAAAGAAGCCGTATAATGCCATGTTTAGTGTATTGGTCTATATCCATAAACACTTGTTGGTCATCTATACGACTTCTAATAAATTCATAATTCTTTAATTCTATTTCTGTATTTAAAACGTAGCCTAGAAATTGTAGTAACTTCCTTGTTTCGTGTGTATTAACAGTTTGACTGTAAACATGAATAGTAATACCTACATCTTCTCGCATACTAGTAGTTGATTCCTTATTAGTGACGTTTGTTTCACCCACAATGATATATGGGTATTCAGCGTCTTTTTGAACGGAATCAAAAACCCTACCACCCAATTGATATTGAATGATAGGGTTACTCTTTAATTTGTTGTATATACTACTAAATAAATCGTCTTCCACTGATACCCACATATCTTAACCACCTTATGAGAAATACTTATTAAATTCTTTTCTACCAGCATCTATTGCAGGGTTCCAAAAAGGTTGCGCGTGCTGTCCTTTGGTAGTTACCCATCTGTTCAACTTATCACTATAATAAGTCCATGGTATGCTCTTTGCACGACTACCTCCAGGACCTTCCGCATATATACCAGTACCATATTCAACGTATATAGCATAATTTGCTCCAACATTAATAACACCAGTAAATCCACCTTCACGTATATCTGTAGTGATACTTTTACGTAAATTACCATCATCTACTGGAGCTTGTGCTTTTGCAGTATTAGCTATAACATTAGTAACTTTGTATATACCTTTTTTAACCCAATCTTCCATTTCATCCCGATAATCTTCTAATGCTGCAACTAACTCCATGTTTCCGTATTTAACTTTAGCCAATAGGAACCACCTTCAACTTAGTTAGATTGATTTCATGTTGTCCACCTTGATCTATAGGTTCTCCAACACACTCGTAGATTCTACCCTCGTATTTAAATAATGTTTTATTATGATTAATTGGCAAATCATACGGTGTGTATAGATTTCTATCAAATGAGTTATCCATCTGGTGATATAGTAATCGTTCGTTTGTGCTTGGTGTGTCCATAAATCCATATATTACATCGTTACTTTTAAAACGCTCATATTCATTTGGATATACACCACCACTTTCACGAACACCTATCTGTATCGCATGGGGAAACTCGTTATAAGGATTAAACATTATATCCACTCCATCTAAGCTTTCTATATGGTTTTAACGGCTTGTACATACTATCTGGAATATCAGTTACATAAGAATAGCTGACTGTACCCATAGAACGACTGGCAATATTTCCAGTAGAACCATATTTGATACAATCAGCTATAAATTTCTTAACACCACTAGGGAGATTATCTGAATTGAAATTTTGGTTACAATAGTCATCTGCTATAGGTTTATAAAGTTCAATAAGTTTCTTGAAAGTTTCATCGTTATCAGTATTGTCTAATGGTAGTTGATTTAATAGTTTGACGTCTTGTGCGTCCATTACTTACCACCCTCTAATACCTCAACTAATTGCGCTTTCTTCATATCACTGTAGCCCTCAATTTCACGTTCTTTAGCAAGTTCTTTCAAATCTGATACTTTCATATCATTGTAGTTAGTTTGCTCTTGTACACGCTCTATTAAAGGCACACCTTGACGGTTATTCTTCGTGGATAATTCAGTTAATCTTTTTTCACTTACTTCTTTACCTTTACGAGGGAATACATCACCTTCGTTGTACTCATGGTTACTGTCTTGCAAGTCGGTAAAATGCTTGATTACTTTATTCGTCACTATGAATCACTCCTTTATGCGCCTGTGCTAGCTACACCAATTTTAACTACTTTAGATTCATCGTATAGGTAAGCTACATAATGTTTATCAGAGAATAACGCAGTTGCTTTACGAGATGCATCACGTTCAGTTTCTAAGAAGAAATCGCGTTTCGTGATTAACTTAACAGCGCCACGTTTAGCAATATAAGCTTCTCCTTCTTTTAGTTTGTTAGAGCGTACAATAGTAGCACCTAACACTTCACCAAATGCACCTTTAACTAAAATATCATCGCCTAAATCAGTTGCACGAGTAAAGTTGATACCTGCACTGTTACGTAATTTAGTTGCGTCTTTAGGATTAATAAATAAAACTGTTGGTTCTAAATCTTCATCGTTAAATGCATCAATAGCTTGTTCAACACCAGCGATAGTTGATACATCAGAATTCACTGAAACTGTAGCACCTCTTAAAGCTTCTAATACGTCATTGTCCACTTTATTAGCATGTGCTAAGCCGTGTTGACGTACTGCTTCGCCTTGAGGGTCACCGTAACCACTTAATAATACTTCGTCAGTAATTTCAGTACCTTTACCAGTTTTGCGAATCTTAGCTTCACGTCTTGAAGTTTCTAATTGATCAATTGGGATTTCTTCACCCTCTGCTACTACTACAGCATCTCCACTATATAAGAAAGCAGGGAATGATAAAGTATCACCTGGTTGTCCTACTAATGTGTTGTCGATATCTGCGAAACCAGCAAATCGTAAGTTATTTTCTAATTCTGCTTGCATCATTGGTGCAAGTACTTCTGGAATAATTTGTGTTGCTTTTTTAGTTGTACCTTGAGCCATGTTATAACCTCTTTTCTATTATTGTTGAGCTAATTGGTTATAAGTGTCGGGATTAGATGTAAATAATTCATTACGTTCTGCGACACCCATTTTGTCAAATTGCTCTTTGGTAATGCCACTGGTTGGATTGTTCCCATCAACAGGGCTATTACCTGTTTTCTTATTATCTGCAAATAAATAAGGCTTTGATTCGCGCAAAATTTCTAATGCGTCATCTAAACCTTTCACTTTGCCATCGTCTTGCAATTCTAGGCCATCAGTCTTGATGAAAGCTAGAATATCATCAGGATCATTAGCATCTTTTGCTACACCTAACTTGATTGCGTTATTCAGTTGTGTTTGTTGGTACTTTTCTTGCCAATCAGCATTTTCTTGTTTAAGTTTTTCGACCTCTTTTTGAGCGTCGCTATCTTTATCTACTGATTTCTCTAACTTTTCAATTTGAGAATCACGGTTAGCTATTTCTTCGTTTAAGTCTTTGATTTGGGCGTTCTTATCATTCAGACGAGAACGTGGTACCATACCCGAATTCATTTCCTCTACAGAATCAATAACCTTTTGTTTATCTATTTCACCGTTTTCAAATTGAGTTAACACTGCGTTTAAGTCCATTTTATTAGCTCCTTTTACGAGTTTTACGTGCAACGCCACGAAGAATTTTTGCATAAAAAATAGACCTTTTAACGCCATGTCTAGGGCGAGTATACCTTCAATAACTAGGTTTTTTCATAATGCTATTATTTTATTATTTCAATAGATGTAATTTCTGGTTCGTCGAGGTCGATTATAAAGTTATCATTTTTATTTAATTTAATATTTAGTGAATAATAACCACTTTCATTGTCGTCATCATCATCTACACCTATTGCTCTTCCTTCAAACACTTTGCCGTCATTTGTTTCAACTTTTACATTTTCACCAATATAATTATACAGATACATTATAACCCCTCCTAACCGTATATGAATGGTACTACATGCGTTCCTGTTTTAGAATAATGTACTTTACCAAATTTCGTTTCAACATATTCTCCATTAACATACGACTTACCTATAACTTTACCGAAATCTAAGACTTCTGTCTTTTTGAATGAACCTTTACCAGTTACTAAAACATCACCTTTACCATGATTTGATAAAATAACATCTTCTAGTTCTGTATCTGATACATCAATAATACTCGGTTGATAACCAGTAGATTTCATTTTCTCAACTTTATCTTTATATTGATTCGTACCAGGTCTATGTTTTTCTTGAGATTGTTTGTTGATTGTTAGTTTAATTTTACCATTTTCTACTAAATCAAGTAACTCTTTTCTAGCTTTATCTTGATTTATTTCTTTTTCTTTTGGTTTGTAATGTTCATCATACCACTGCCTATAAGGTTTAAAAGGTATAACTTCTGTACTACCATCAACATTACGCCCTCTGTGGACTGTGGGTAGTTCATCATCGTCCATATAGAACAATAATGTACATCTACAGTTAATATTCTCTCTAGCGCTATTAATACCTACGAATAAGTGTGGGGCTTGTCCTTTACATCCACTAGATTCAAATGGTTCTTCAATATCTACCGATTGACCATCTAAATGTTGATGTGTGTGACGAGTACGTGTGTCTAATGTAGCTAACCACTTCTTTTTCATATCTAAGCCATTCTTTTTAGCATCCATTGCACTGTCTAACGCAGCTTGTGATTGCGCTCTACCTAATTCGGTACGTGCAACTCTCATAGCTTGTTGTTTAGACATTTGCAATTCCTTTTCAATAGCTTGTGCTACCTTTGCATAACCATCGCCATTCATAACACCTTGGGTAATAATAATTCGTATCTTATCAACCACATTCTCACGATGTTTCTGTAACGTAGGATCTAACTTAATTTTATCGATTGGTTGTTCAATAGCTTTTTCTACTTCTCTCTTACCTGGCAACTCAAAGTCCATTGGTACTTGGCTAGCTTGTTCGAATATATACATATCGGTCATATGTTTTTCTATATAGACAACTTCTTGTGATTCTTTAATCTCTTTAGCAACTTCGACATATTCTTTCTTTGCCTCATTCTCTATACGTTTTAATAGCTTATTCATACGATTAAACTTATTAAATTCAGTCCATGTAACATAATCATCACCCGACTGATAACGTTCATACATTTCTGCTATATCAGCTTTTATAGACCTTATTAAACGCAAAAAAACAATGTCTAAAGCTTTGAGGGCTAAAGACATTAAGAATTCAATATAGTTATCGGAATCACTTTGGTTTCGTATCTTGACGTTCTTCTTTTTCTTGTCCTTGTTGTTCTTCGCCATCAACGTCACCTTCTTCTTGTATCATCTGTTCTTGATACTCAATATGTTCTTGTTCCATACGATCTAATTCAGCAGAAGGGTCAGTAACCCATGGGTGATTAGTAACAAGTGTTTCTTTAGACAAGTATTGAGATTGAGCGCCAATTTGAGATTGCTCTAACTCATTCATCATACGGTTATAGTTGAATACTATTTCAATATCTTTAACATCTACTTTGATATCATGAAAATCAATAACGTATTCTAACAACTCTTGAATAGCTACTTGTGTTTTATTACGCAGCTTGTTTGCTTTCAAATCTAAGTTACCGTATAAGAATTTAAGTGCGATACCACTAGGACTATTACCAAATTTATCTGTTTGGAAGTCTACTGCTTGACCAAATTCCATTAGATACGATCGCATCATTTCTAAATACTCTTTCGTACTTGTAACAGGCACTTCTACTTGAATAGTATCAACGCCACCTTCACCCTCAACGTTAATAGCTTTATAGTATTTCAGATTACGCATGAACTCTGCTAAGTCTTCACTTTCATAACCTCTTAATACATAAATCAATTCAGTTGATTCATCAAACATGTTTTGTGTATCAGACAATCGTTTATCAATAGCATCTATGATTGTCTTATACATGTGAATATCGCTTGTTTCTTCGGGATTATTCTTAAATGGTATAAATGGTACCTTACCCCAATTACCACCATTAAAATGAGGTTGTACGTTGTTCTCACCATGATAGTAATCTGGTATTAGTTGCTCATACTCTTTTACATAGTAAGTAACATCCGTTTCAGTCCAATACTCTACCTTTTCTTCATCATTCAACGTATAGAAACGAATAAAAGCTTGTAACTTCTCACGTTCTTTATCAGTCCAAATAGGTATAGCTTGTTCTGCAGGTACTCTGAATAGCTTAAACTCACCTTGTTCATCAATATATGGTTGTAACCACTCGATACCTTTATTACTTGCAGCTGTTAATATATCAATCAGTTTATTATCCCAACGATTATCAAAGAATTCATCTAATTGTTTAGTGGCTTGTTCATTTTCACAGGACAAAGTAACTGGATTACCAACTGTATATCCCACCTTTTGGTCAACTAAGTTTTGGTGGAAGTTAGTAGTAATACGCCAATCAGGTTTATCAATATCTACTTTGCCATCTGCATCTAACTTAGCTTTTATGTCTAAAATGTCGCTCTTTTTGTCATAATAGCGTTGCCCGATAGTTATATCGTTTATATTTTGTTTATGATCATTGATTAACCTTACAATCATTTCTTCTTGTGTTTCGTATTTAGGTTTAATAGCTTCTACAATACGCTCTCCATATGGCGTTTCATTTGGCATATATATGTTAATCACCGTCCTTTAGGTTTCATTACGCTTAATGCTGATTGTTTCATATCACGTTCTAGTGCATACCTCGTAGCATCTATACTATGATTATCTTTATCTTCTAATCTAGGTTTAATGTTGCCATCTTTATCTGTTTCATAATCTATGTTTTCGAACTCTCTAGCTATGTTAGGTGTTCGTTTAGGGTCTATTACAATAGCGTCTAAATCATCTAACCATTGTTCACCATATTCAACGCTATCCGGACCCTTCTTAACTGGTTTCATTAATTTGATACCATGTTCTTTTTTCAACTCCGCAATTGATTTAGGTTCTGCACTATCAGCGTATATGTAATCCGACTGATAACCCTTCTTCCATAACCAATTAGCAAAGTCGCGGTTACTGATTTGTACACCGTAATGTTCATCAATAGCGTATATCTTGCGTTTCTTCTTATCATAATGCCAACGCACAAATGCTAATGGGTCGGCAGCATAACCAAAGTCGACTGCGTTACGTATATTATCGAAACTATCAATCATTTCTTGTGGTATAGGTTCTATTTGTAAGTTATTGAATGGTACAACGCCACTACCTATAGCTTCGCCCATATATTCCCACCTATAACGTAATTCGTTTCTCTCCTTAGCTCCCTCTGCTTCTTGAATGAACTGTTTAGATATAAAAGGGTTATCTAAGTATGTAGAGTGATGAACGAATGTGTTATCAGGTTGAAATGATGATTCGTATTTCTTATTAACCCACGATTGTTTTCTTTTAGGTGGGTTGTATGAGAAAAACATTTTGTAATTGAGCCCTTCTGGTAATTCACCACGAACTATTGAGTTTGTTATTGTTGTAACTTCATCTTCTGTTTTGAATTCAGCTAACTCCTCAAACCATGCAACAGAAAAAGGGAACCGACTATCTTTTAAGGATTTTAAGCGCTCTGGATTCTGCGCACCTCTAAAGATAATTCGATTCCCTCTAGGTATATATGTTATTTCCATTGGTGAAACTTTAACTTTAAATAAATGAGATACCTTTTGTTCTTCTATTGCCCATTTAATTTGTTCAAACACTGATGTAGCTAACGTGTTATCCGTCTTACGTATAACAACTGCATTGATTGGTTGACGCATTATCAGTTGCACAATGATATGTGATATATCAGATGATTTACCACTACCACGTCCACCTTTTGCTACGATATTCATTATATTTTTATCTTTGGTAGCGCGCCATAAATCATGAAAGTGTTTAGGTATAATGTCTGCTAAGTCAATTACTAATCTACTCATAGCAACACCTACTCTATAGAGTCTATAAATTCCGGTGTAATTGTTGCATTAATTTCTTTTCTGTCCAAATATGCACCGTGAACTTTAAGTATATGATCAATAGACCTTTGTCTTTCTTCGAAGTCTGGTGTAATGGTATATGTTGTTTCTCTATCAACTTCATCAGTTAAATGGTCATATCGTTTACTGTACGCTTGTTGTGGCTCTCCTCGTGCAATTGATGCAGAAATAGCTAAAGCTTCAGTAACACTCATTAAACTTTCTTCTTGTGCTTGTTCTATGCGTTTTTTAATATAATTTTTAATTGTAGTATTTTGTAGTAGTTTAGTTGCGTTTGTATTAGCTTTATTTTTCGAATAACCAGCCTTCACATACGCGTCTGTTGCATTACCACTTTTAATATATTCGTCTACAAACCTTTGTTGCTTAATGTTTAATTCAGTCATCGTATACTATCACCTTCTTATCGCTAATTGCTTTATTTAATAAAAAAACATCTACATTAAGTAGATGAAAGTGCTCCTATATCTTTTAAATATCTTTCGACTAATATAGTGGATCTATTTTTTTCATACTCTTTATCTATCATCGGGTTAGTGTACAAATAATTAGATTTTAAATAAACTTTAGATTTATCAAATCTGACTTCAATAGTTCTAAACTGATTTATTTTTTCTTCTATATCATCTTCTTGTTTTGAATCTAATTCTTTGTTCAAATGGAACGTTTTAAAACTGGTTACAAATAAATTCGAATTTATAAGTGTTGATTTACCATTTACTCTAACTTCTGTTTTTAAACCACTATCTTTTTCCTGTTTTAACGTTTCTTGCTCTCCATTACTCGATAATTCGTTGATACTATCGAAATGATTTTCAAAAGCATTTTGAATTATATCATCAACATTATCAATATTTTTAGCGTGTTGAGCAATTAATTCTTGTTGTTTAGTAATTGTGTCTTTTAATTCCTCAGAACTTTTAAATATTTCGTAAACCTGTTGTTTCTGTCCTGCAACATCTATCAACGTTATTAAAATCGCTATAACTGATAAAACCAATGATAAAGCTACACCTGCAAATGATAAAAATTGCCATGCGACTTCTCTATCAAAGAATGTATAACTTAGTGTTAATAATGCAAACACTCCTAAAATTATAGAAACATATACAAAGTGTAGTTTTAGCTTATCCAAGTCTTTTTTATCATAATATTTAGTTTTCTCTTTTTCCCCCATTATTTATCTCCTTAATTATATTCTTATACGCCTTTATTGTAGCTTATACACATAAAAAAGGCACCCACTTTTTAGCGAATGCCATAAACGTATTCTTTTCTTAGGAGGAAGTAACGTTTTAGTTTAATGGAAAAATAAGAAAATTGAATGGTGGAGAGAAGGAGAAACTCTCCGTCAGGCTCCTGTCCTGATAATACTAATATATTACGTTTTCATGTGGACTTATACCTACAAAAAGTCCATTTATACATAACCTATATATCTAGCTAGCTTTTTTATAATTGCATCACGTCTTCTAATTATAGAAGTCTTACTTGTTCCAAAGTATTCTGCTATATCTTCCCACTCATAACAACCAATAGGACATTCCCAATATCTTAAACGTATTAAATCAACAGTATCTTCATCGGCGTTGTCAATCAACTTTTCTACACCTTTAACTATGTTCCTTAAATTATTGTAGTAACTATCACTTAGTTTCTTAATTGACTGTCTTTCTATAGGATTACCAGGGATGTTACTTTTACTCGCTCCGATGTTTTCCGGTTCATGATTTTCTAATAATTCATACTCTCTAATCTTCAATTCTTTTTTATACCTATCAATGTGCTTTATATATTCTTCTAACTTCTTAATATCATGCCTTTCAATAGTTATCATAATATGTTCCCCCTACAAAATAAACGTCCAAATAAGTTTCAATAATGCAAACACACCACTTAAAAACAATGCCCCCACACTGCCAAAGACAAGCAATGCTACTCCACCTGCTAAAAACGCAGTTAATTTGTCCATCTATATACCCTCCATTAATATTGATATAACCATGAGTCCTCATGATAATCTTTAGGTTGTTCCACCATGTCATTTGCTTGTCTACGACAAATAATTTCGTATGTTATTTCTATCGATAATTCGTATAGTGCTATGATCAGTAGTGTTTTTAATATTGGTTTCATTACTTACCTCCGATATTTTCTGCAATTTCTTTAATTGCTACATAGTCTGGTGCGAATACTCCTACAACGCTAGTTGCTAACATCCCCACACCAATAATGAATAAAACAGGTATAAAAAATGCAAATAATTCCATATCTTTGTATACTAAAAAGCTCCAGTGTTTTATCGCTATTTTAGTTAGAAAAATAGATGCGACAATCAGAATTATCCCAAAAATGGTTCCTATTAATGAACTTACAAACACACCATGAACATAAGTTTCAAAGCCTTTTTCTCCCGCACCTTGTAAGTACTTTCCTACTTTATCTAAATAGTTTAATATCTCTTTATCCATTTATCTCACTGTCCTTTCTTGTCGCCCAACTAGCTTTAAACCCACAGTTATAACATTGAAATATTGTTAATATTGGTTTGGAAAGCGCATAAGCATATTCGATATCGGTATTCCAACTTTCACAGATAGGACAAACTTTTTTATATTTATACTTTCGCTCTGCCTCTTCCTTACTCTCTGCTTCAACCACAGTAAACGTTTCATTCTCTCGTGCTTGTGTAACATGAGTGAAAGGGTGACCGGTTGAATCTGTTAGTGTGCGTATTAGGTATTGCATTATTTTACGACCCCCGTTACTAATAGAAATTCTATGATTGAAGCAAACAACGTAAAAATCGTTAAAAGCGTGCAACCAATAGCATGCTTATATTCTTTATCTTTATAAAATGAGATAGTCATTATAAGTGACGCGGTGAAAAGTGCCACATATATAAATAGATATACTTCATAACTGTCCATCCACACTCACTCCTTATTCATATCTTTTCTGACCAGTGTTTATATCAATTACAATACGTGTAAATTTCTTATCATAATACTTGTGTTTATTCTTATTAATGTTCATTTCCTCAACACTTCCTTAACTTTAGTGTATATATCTTTATCTCCAAACCCGTCGAATTCGACGCCTTTAGATGTATCCTTTGTCTTTGTCTGCTGTTCCATCTTGTCTTGCGTGATTCCTTTCCATTTTCTGTTTGTATGCTGTGATTAGTTGGTCGATAGTGTATATATTGTAAGCAATATCCAAAGGTGATATAACTGCCATTAAAGGTTTTAAACCAATATTTGATACATCTTCCATTAAGTCCCAAACGGCTTGAGAATTTTTGTAATCATACCCGTCACTTCTGATACTACTTAATCCGCGTTCTAAATCTTCATCTGTTAATACTTGTTGATTAGCAATACTCAAACCAAACGCCAACATGTCCGCCAATTCATCTAACTGTACATCCAATGGCTTACCTGGATTCTTCTTCCAGTTCTTAAACGTTTCTAATGTATTAAACCATTCAAAGAACTCAACCACATATGCTATTTTGCTATCCTGTAAATTAAGTGTTGGTATTCTACTGTCAAAGTCCTTTTGTATTTGTAATAATTCTTTCAATTGATCTACTGTAATTGTGTTAGTCATTTTTGTCCTCCGTATTTTTTAATATATCGATATGCTCTTTTATTTCTTTTGGCGTGTAATCATTTTCAGGTACCCACGCCAAAGTTCCATGTCCATTAAAATGTGCTACTGTTTTATTATTCTTTATAAACCATTCAGCAGCTGCTCTCATAACATCGTCTGTTGCTATACGTCTATTTCTAGTATCCATCACACCATCTTCTTTAATTCTTGCCATGTATATATCGCCAGTCATAAATGCTACGACTAATTGTACTTTTTCATAAGCCATATCTACTCGTCCCCCAAATCGCTTAGTAAGTTGCTAAATTCGTTTGTGCCGTCTAGTTTGTCCATTTGTAATAATGTTTGTCTTGTTACATTTAATGGTATTCTTTGTCTTTCAAGTTGGTGCACTTTATAAGCGTCATTTAATAAAATGAAGTATCGTATCTTTTCTTCCTTCAACTCTTGCCATGCTTCTTTATACTCTCTATCTTTCATCGTCTGCACGCTCCAGTTCTGCCTGTACTAACAAAGCAACATAATGACCATGTATAATATCCGAAACTTCATCATTCTCAGCTTGTTCTCTAAACACTTTTTCGTTGATTAATAAATCTTCTTTTAATAAATCGTAAGCCTTTGCTTTGCGATAGACTTCCTTAAGCTCCTCTGTTTTGTAATAAATGTCATTGTCTACTTTTATTTGTATTCCTATCTTCTCTTTTAAATCAGTAACCCCATAAAGTTTTACAGCATCTTTTCTGACCTCAATTTCTAACCCATTAAGACCAAAGTAATAACCGGGTCTATATAAACCAAGATGTGAATTTTCTAATATTTTTCTTAATTCAATGAATTTATACTCATACGCCATCTAATCACGCTCCAATATAAACTCTTTAAAGTCTATTCCATTATTGGCGCAAATTCTTTTGACTAAATCTTCTAAAACATCAATTTCACATTTCAAAGTGAATAAATCTTCCCCCATGAATTTAGCAAATCCAAATTCATGATACTTTCTGATTAATGTTTCTCTTACTATATTTTCTGTTGTATTTTTCATAATTAATTATCTCCCTTTTCCAATCTATCAATATAGTTAACCAAATCTATATAGCGACTTACACCAGGATTGTTTTCTGCTTTCAAACGTATGTGGTCGGTTAGGTTAATATATTTAACTTGATATTCCATCAATTCATCTGCTAAATTTTGCGTCTTAATCAACGCCTTACGTAACTGCTCGATATCATCGATTAGGGAGTCGCGTTCTGATTTGTAGTCTCGTTGACCTCCAAAATCTTCATCTTCATGTATCACTCGCCATCACTCCTTTAGTAAATATTTTGTATAATCGTCAACTAACTTTATACTTCTATTTGCAAATCTTTTGTCAGAAGATAACCACGCTCTTAACTTCGGTATCATCTACTCCACCAGCTTTCCTTTATCGCAAATTTTTACAAGGTCGTTATCAACTAAAGTAAAAAATGTAAGGTCGTTTCTCTCGATAGCCTTAGATGCAGTATTGATAGTAAAATTAGTGCAACGATGTACATCTTTTGCGTCAGTAAGTACATACAAATAATCTAAATGTACATCTTCCGTAATTTCGATTTCTTCTTCTACTGTGAAAGTGTCACCATAAAACGTACCAGTGAACTCTATAATTCCGTCATCAGTTACATGTACACAGTTATAGTTATTGCTAATAAATGTTTTTCCAAACTTTTCATTTTTCATCGCCCAATCAATCAACTGTGGTAAGTTTAGTTGTTTCTTAGTTTTTATTTTCATTCCTTAACCCCTCCATTACTTTCATATTATGTGCTTTATCCTCTGGCAACACTGCTACAATAAAGCTGTTAGTATTTATCGACTTTAAGAATCCGCGTAATCCGTAATATTTTAATAACTGTGCCATTTCTTTGGTGTTCATCCCACCAGTTTTATATTTGTAACGTATGTTGATTGCGTTTGATAGGATCATAGGCATTTCACAATCGCATCTACTACATTAACCGTTACACTATTTCCAGCTTGTTTGTACAGTTGTGAGTTACTTACACCACTGTCTTTGGCTTTGTAGAACTGTTCATCCGTAAAACCTTGTAATCTCCAACATTCTAATGGTGTTAGTTTTCTTATTCTTAAATTTGAATAGACTGGCATAGGAACATGTCCTCCACCTTGCCCCATAGCGCTTGTTAACGATGGGCTTGTTGACCCGTTACCAACATATGCATTTTTTTGTGTGCTGCCAATAATTGCTTTAGGTTCATCTTTAGTTTCAAATTCATAGAAATTTTCATCACATTCAAAACATACATACTCGTAATCTTCTAAATCACTTGGTTTCAATTTACTGTTACATCTGCGACAAATTTTATTATTAATAACCACACCTTGATTGACTTCTCCAGCTTGCAAAGTCTGTGCTACTTGTTTACCAACTCTGCCACGTCTTGTTTTAGATGTTGGATAAGACACGTTCACGCTATCGCCTTGTTCTGCAACGGCGTAGCCTTGTTTAGTTGCTTCTCGTATGGCAATACCGTGTTTATCTTGTGACGTTAAAGTAAACATTGGCTCTCCATCTTCTTTGAATCTACGTCCGTTTTGTCTTTTATTAACTCTATCTGGTGTTAACACTGGTACTGTTGATTTTTCATTGTCCATTTGCATATTTATATTAAGTGTTAACTTCTTAGTCTTCTCTTCTGACAAATAATACTTTTCATCAACTTCATCCTCTAACACATCAACCAATCGTGTAGTAACTTCTGTTTGCTGTTTTAGCAAATCGAATAATTTAGGTTGATCGTACACATCTTTTCGTGTGACTAGGATATATACTCTTTCTCTGTTCTGTGGAACTCCCCAGTATTTAGAGTTAAACAAACCCCATTCTGTGACATACCCCAGTTCATCCAACGCTTGAATAATTGTTCCGAAAGTTCTCCCTTTGTCGTGTGAGAATAAGCCTTTGACGTTTTCCAATAAAACATAAGATGGTTGGATTTCTTTAATCGCCCTTGCAATGTGAAAGAAGATTGTTCCCCTTGTATCGTCAAGCCCTCTGCGATTCCCTGCGATACTAAAGGCTTGGCAAGGAAATCCACCTGTGATGATGTCACATTGTCCTCTGTATAATCGAAAATGTTCATCTGTGATTGTTGTAATGTCATCCAATTCTTCCTCTCCGTTTGTATCATAAATTGCTCTATAACTTTGTTTGGCGTATTTATCTATCTCTGCAAATGCTAAGCAGTTATGACCATTGTTTTCTAACGCAGATCTAAAACCGCCTATGCCACTACAAATGTCTATAAAGTTCATCTACTTAACCACTCTTTTCGGGAAAATGTCGTTCTCTGCTAAATGCTCAAACCATTTACTTCTACACTTCGCATCCTCAATCATCTGCAGGCGTTCTTGTTCCTTACGTTGTTTAGCTTCTATTCTTGCTAATCTGCGTTCTTCACGTTCTCTGTCTTCTATAGCTAAACGTCTAATACCTTCTTTTTCTCGTTGATATCTCTCAACATACTTCTTAAAACTAATTGGTCCGTTAACAATGTGCTTTCTAATCGTCATGCGATCCATCCCTAATTCTTTTGCCAATTTATAATCTTCCACTGGTATTAAATGTTGTTTGATTCCAATATCAAGTACAAAACATACTTCTCCATGCTTATCTTTCACACGTTGTAATGCCATATTGTTCGTCCTCCTAATATCCTCTACTTATAATTTTCGGTTCTTCAAACTCTAGTGGTTTAGCGTCCATGTATTCATATTTATTCGTCCACATCTGATTGCTTAACTTTTCAGTTGCTGTGTTGTCATCATCGTTCTGATTAACGTACACACGCTTTTCTACATAAACGTTGTATCTGATTGTTACAATCTCCTTATTCATTGGAATCACCTTCTATGATTTTGATTGCATCTTCGACACTGTAAGCAATGCCGTATATGATGTTATGTTTTTCTGCAAATTCTCTAAATTTCATTTGTTCATCCGAAACTCTGCCTTTAGGTTTCTTAATCTCTAACCCTAAGAATTTACCGTCATCTAACCTAACACCAAATACATCAGGAAATCCTTTCGGTAGCAGTTTTATAGTTCTGCCACCTACTCGAACAGTTCCGGCATTTGCACGCCATACCTTGCAATTTCTATTGTTTAATTCATTTATAATATTCTTTTGGATTTCTGATTCTTTCATGTGTCACATCCTATAAATAATCGAATATACTCGTCTGCTCTCTGTCATTTAAGTTGTATATACGCTTGATCTCGTCTAACCTTTCATCAGTTACAATATCTTCATCAAGACCTAATGATTTTTTTAATCCAGCTACGCTATTTCTGTTTCTATCTAGTGGAATAACTGTTGCTACAACTTTTGAATTTTTATCTTTTAAAGTGTATCTCTGCTTTAACCCCACCTACATCACCTCGCGTATAGCCGGTGTATTTCGGCGTTGATTTAGTTTTTGGATGAATAAGTTGTACAAAACTTCTTTGTCGCCCTGTGCATAGTCTATGAGCTTCTGTGCGTATATATCTGAACATTTAAGTTTTTGTGTAATAAATTGTTTGGTAATCAAAATTTGATACCTCTCATTCTGAAATCTTCGCCATCCATTTTAATTAATGTTGTGTTAGACATCATTCGGCTAAAGATACGTTGTGCGTCTTTATTTTTGCTTAGTTCTTGTGCATTAAGATTAGTAGTATATATATTGTGCTTACCTACTCTTGACTCGATTAACTCGAACATCTTACCTGTTGCAAATTCATTCATATTGATACCAAAATCATCAAATACCATTAAATCTACTTCGCTTATAATCTGATTCAATTCTTGTTCTGTAAGATTAGTGTTCTTGTTATAAGTACCTTTGATAGTTGAAATGAGTTGTGGCACATTCATGTACAATACTGAATAACCTTTTGACCTAACGGCTTTTACTACAGACATTGATAGATGTGATTTACCTGTACCGAATGAACCTTGTAGCAATAGTGATTGCTTATTGTCTAAATTGAAGTTGTCTGCGTATCTCTCACATAATGCTTTAGCCCTTGCTAATTCTTCATTAGTAGATTGATAGTTATCAAACGTGCATTGTGATAGATCATCGTTGATAATTGATTTCTTGAATATACTATTAGCTTTTGCAGATTTATTACGTTTCTCAAACTCCAATTTCTTCTGTTTAGCAAGTTCTATCATTTCGCAGTCACAACCATCTTTGACTACTTGCCCATTATCAAATTCGTAATAGTCATAAATACGACCACACTTATCACATTTCAAACCAAGTTCCTGTTGGACAATGTTATTCTTAAACCCTGTTTGTTTTGCTATATTCTCAAAGGGATTCATTTACTCACTCCCTAAAATAGATTGGCATAAGGATTGTTTTCTGTTTCCTTATTACTTACTTGTTGGTTAAGATATCCTTCAAACTTATTACCAAATAGCGTTTCCGGTCTTAGGAACTTCTCCATGTCCGTTCCTTTCCATTCAGCTACTTTGTTATCAATCACTTTTCTGAAATCGTCTTCTGTAAATCCTTCATTCCATCTAGCTTTAATTACAGTCTGTGTTTTATTAGTAGTGTGTTTATAGTGCTTACCGGTTTTTTCATTAAGATAGTTAATGATTGGTTGGTAATGTGGTTGATGCGTAGTCGGGTTGCCCGACAATACATTACTCTTTTCTAGTTCTAATTCTTTATCTAGTTCTAGTTCTTCTTCTGTTGCGTGACTGTCACGTGACTTCACGTGACTTTCTGGTAATTGTTTTTGTTTCTCTCGTTGTCTTTGTTTACGTAGTCTATTTTGTTCTCTGATTTTCTCTAATCCTTCAATATTTTGGTGTTTATCCCAATTAGTTACTTTGATTACACCACTTACATCTTCAACCATTCCTAATTTCTGGAAAGTTTGTATTGCTAATCGCACTGAATTAAGTGGTCTATTAAACTCATTCGCTAACATTTCTGCGTTATAAGGTAAGTTTTCCGATAACATGATGTAACCTTGTTCGTTATACTTGCCAGCTAGAGTTAACAACTTAACCCAAATTGTTATTATCGTATCTCGCTCGGGTAAGGCTTCTATATACTTAATTTTGCTATCGTCGAACATACCAACTTTAAGTTTTATCCATTGAACTTCGCTCATTTTTCTCACCTTCTCCATATAAAAGCCAATTAATATTTACACCAAACTCTTTTGTAATTAAATAACATCTCATTGAATTAGGAGAAGTTAAGCCTCTCTCCCATTTGGAAACTATTGATTTATGTGCTTTGAATAATTCTCCGAATTGTTCTAGGGTCATATGTTTTTCATATCTCAAAGTTTTTATGCGCTGACCTATCTCACGTTTATCAATGTTAACTTTCATATCTCTCACCTTCTCCGTACAAGATCCATTCAACTGTTGTGTTGTAGTCTTTTGCCATTTGTTTTAATACAATCATTCTCGGTATGTGTACACCGTTTTCCCATCTGATAACTGCTAATCTGTTGACGTTATATTTCTTACCGAATACGGATTGTGTTTGACTTGAGTCTATTCTAAGAATCGCTATTCTATGACCCATTAAACACCTATCTCTATAATTTAGAGGTCTTGCTATCATTGTTTCTCACCTCGTAACATGCTATTTAATTTTTCATCTACTGCTATCCAACTGTTGTGCAAGTGATATTTATCATCAAATGATTTAACACCAATATTGTGTTGTTCGTTGTGATGACGTCTGCAAAGCGCAAGTAAATGTTTTCCGTAATGATTCATTGTTCTACGATTCATACCTCGTCCGACAGTTTCATAATGTGCTAAGTCTGCTTTTTGTTCCCCACATATCACGCAATTTCTACTAACTGTAGCCCAATACAACATTGCTTTATCGCCATGTAACAACTTGCTAGTTTCTACTCTCATTGGTACTTGGTGGTGGAACATGAACGCTATGATAAGCTCTATTAATTCACTCGCTATTTTTCTTGTACAATCTCGTAAACTGATGCGTTCATAACCGTTCATTATTTCCAATTCACTTTGGAATCTTTGACGCAATGCTTCTACTGGTTCTCCCCAATACAACTCAATATCTCTGCACATAGCGAATATCTTTTTACGTTGATCAGTTGAAAGTAATTTATTATCTGGAACAGTTACATCAGCGTTTAATGTGTAACCGTTGTCTATTAATTCTGTGTGACTATTTGCTAATTCAACACCAGTGGCAACGACGGAATATGTACCGTCGTTATCCAATTGGTATCTTGTAATTTGTTGCATTTAATCACTTCCTAAAATGGTAAGTCATCATCGCTAATATCAATCGGACCATTAGCGTTAGCAAACGGATTACTTTGGTCACTTAATGATTCTTTTTGTTGCCCTTGTCCACTACCTTGTTGTTCTTCACGTTTCATATCATCAGTTTTAGGTACTGGTTTATTAACTACTTCATCACCTTTGTTCCAAACTTTTACAAATGAAAGTCGTACAAAGTATTTGCCTTGATCTTCATTCAATTTGTGTTTTAAAACGATAGTCCCCATTTTGTTGATTAATTCATCAGTATTGAATGATAAGTCTGGTAAGTTCAATTTGATTCCTAATCTACTTAAAAACTCAACATATTGCTTTTCTTGAAAGTCTTGTTGGAATGGTGGTACGAATTGATTATGCTTATATTGCTTACCTTCGCTATTTTCAAATACAACCGTAAAATATCTGTTTTCTTTATCATTAAATTCAACGTCTTTTACTTTGACTGTGAATTCTCCAGCTCCTAAGAAGTCTCCACCCTTTAAAAATGATTCTTGATTTGTTTCTTTAATGTGTTGTGCTTGTCCTTTAATGTTCATAATTTATATACCGTCCTTTTTTAGTAATTTATAAGTTTCGATTTGAAAATAATTCGATAATTTTTGTAATGTTTCAAACGAAATTTGTTTGGTGTTTGCCTTGCTTAAATCTGTCAATGTACTTCTAGCAATACTCGTTTCTCTCCATACATCTGTAATCTTCTTATTCTTTTTGGCCATTAATACTCTAATGTTTTCGGCTAAAATTTCATTAATTTCCATTTCTGATAGCCTCTACTAACATTGATAAAGATGCATTTTCAAATTTCTTATTGTTTAATGTTACTGATGGGGAGTGTCTTACCTTCGTTTCATAATCTTCCGAAGGTTCTACGCTAAATATCCATCTAGTATGTTTCTCACCGTCTTTAACATCTGTTTCTGTATAAGTTCTGGCTAATACATCAGACTGACTTATTACTGCGTCCCTTATAGAATCTTGTGCTTTTATAGTTACTGATGGGTTGAATAACGTTCCATCTTCTCGTTTATCAGAGCTATTTCCTTCATGACCTGTGATAGCGAAATGAAATTTATATTCTTGTTGAAGTTTACTTATAAATCGATACATGCTGATAATTCTAGTCGCTACTTCTCCCCAATCTGTAAATTGAGGTTTGCGTGTTTTACCTTTCATAACTTGATCAAGTGTTATATCACGTAGCTTTTGCACTGTTTCAATAACCACTATGTCAATTGACTGTCCGTTATCTCTAGCTTTAGTTAAAATATTAGGTAATTCTTGTATTATTTTTCCTAAGTGATTAAAACTAGTAATCGAAACGCCTAATCCATCCTCTACAACAGTTGTTCCATCTTCATTTATATCTAATACGAGAGCATTGTTTTCTCTAGTCAGTGATGTTGTTTTTCCAGTTCCAGGGCGACCATACACTACAAATTTGTAATACTTTTCTTTATTTTGTTGAGATAAATTTTTGATTCCCAACTGATTAAAAATATCTTGTTCTTCGGTCATCTATCTCACCCTCAAACTTCTAGTTTGTTTCACTTCTACACCTGGAATCTCTTTACCTTCTTTTAATTCAGCTAGTGCATCTTTTTTGTTCAATTTAGGTGCTTGTGATACCCAATAATCTTTTGGTATTAATTTTTCATCAACTATATTTAAGCTAGGTGGATTTTTTTGAATGTTGTAGCTGTTTAGTGCAGTTTTAAATTTCGTTTTGCCAGTTTCTTCCATCATGTTTTGTAACGATTCTTTCATACGTTTAATGTGCGTATCATAGGTTGTTTTACGTTGTCTTAAACGTTTAATTTCTTCGTCTATTGCTTCGTTATCACTTTCTAGTGATTTAATCACTTTGATATAATTGTCTGCTTTAACTTCTAGCGCTTCATCGATACTTTCTAACGTATCTATATATGATTGATCTAATTCTTCATGTTCTTGGGTAATCATATTCAGCACAGTTAAGTAATCGCTTGATAATTTATATATATTGCTCATTGACTAATCCCCCTAAGATTGTGTATATTTTAATTACATTTAATTTTTTAAATTTTTGACTGTTAAGCGTTGGCGCGCTTAGCGGTCTTTTTTATTGCTTTGAAAAACTCTGGCCAAAACCAAAGGTATGTTACGAAAAATGTTGCAAAGTATATTGCCGTTAGATAAATGAAATCGTTAGTAAATACTAATGAAAGCATCATTACTAAAACACTTGTTAAAATTGCTAAAGTTACATTCATGTGATCACTCCTTATTGAATATTTCGTTGAATTTTTCTTCTATAAACTGTTTCATTTTTCTACCGATAAAACTGTATTCATCATTCCTATTTTTCGGATAATGACCAAATTTTTCTATTTCTTCACGATAGGGTTTAAGAACATTTCGTTTTAACCAATCCCTTTTATAATTCGTTTCTTTTTCAAGATCTTCCATTGTCCATAAAGTTTTAGTTGTCATTTAAATCACTCCTTAGTAAATCGAAGTTATTTTTGTATTCCTTGTACTTATTAGAATTGATAGAACAAGATATTCCATACTGCTTTTCATCAATTTCATTTGTAGGAATAACCCAAAAGTCTAAACCGTCTACATCCACACCAACTAAAATGAAGTAATCAGCCGTATGATTGTAAAGTTTTCTAGTGCGACCACTTGATAAAACTATTCTAGTTTCACTTTCGATGTTTCCATTCGATGGTTTATCTGTTAAAGCGAAAATAAATCTTTTACCATCTGATAATGTAGCTGTTTTCACTTCGATTTTTATTTCTTGGTTTACCAATATGTCGTATGGGTAACTTTTGTCTATCTCGTTCATATCTCTTGCTCTAAAACCTAACTTGTTAAGCCTTCTTAAAACAGCTAGTTCTCCTTTTCTTCCGATACTATCTTGTTTAAAAATTCCGTGGCGGCGTCTATAGTGAGATATAGAAGCCCTTGTAACCTTGAATAGTTTTGCTATATTTTTATCACTCATTCCTAACTCTGTAGATAAATATCTAATGGTAGTTTCCTTGTCATCTAGCATCTAATTCTCCTTTCTGATTTTATTTCGGTTTTTCCGAATCGAACTCCAAAAAAATATTAGCTACTTTAATATCTAAAGCATCAGCTAACTTCTTCACTGTTTTAAAATTGGCGTTTTGAATATTGTTAACATCTTTTTCAAACAAATATATCGTCCTTTCGTTAACACCCGATTTCTCTGCTAACGCAACTTTTGTATAGCCCTTAAGACCACGCCATTCTTTTAAAGTTAACACAGTGTTCTCGTCCATATTTTCACCCCTTTCAATAAGGTTAACCACATCATAACATTACGGTTTTTCCGAAGTCAAGCATTATATTTCATTTTTACCGAAAATTTTTTTCGGATTTCCTGTTGTAAATCTCCGATTACATATGTATAATATAGGTATAAAGTTTTTAGGAGGATATAATATGTTTAGCCAAAATTTAAAATACTTAAGACAAAAACATGATATGGAACAAATTGATCTAGCGCACCAATTAGGTAGAAAAAGCGCATCTAGTATTAGTGAATGGGAAAAAGGCAAATATACTCCTAAAATGAAAACTTTAGTTGAAATAGCAAAAATCTTTAATGTTAACATCGATGAACTTATGGGGAGTGATTTGTCATTAAAAAACGATGAACAAGACACATTAGCTGCTCACTTAGATGGCGATGATTTTACAGAAGAAGAATTAAAAAAGATACGTGAATTTGCTGATATTGTAAGAAAAGCACGCAAAGGGTGATTGAATGGCTAAGTATGAAGAATTAATGAATGATTATCACGATCAAGTATTTATCGATGATACCTATTCATTATGTGGGAGATTTAAGGGGATTTATGATAATGGGGTTATTTTAATTGATAAGCATCTTCCCCACCAAAAAAAGTTAGAAGTGCTAGCAGAAGAAATAGCACATCATAAATTAACTTATGGTAACATCACAGATCAGTCAATATTTAATCATAGGAAATTCGAAGGATATGCAAGACGCCATGCTATGGAACAAGTTATTTCATTAAATGGCATAATAGAAGCATTCAAGCATAATTGCCATAACTTATACGAGATGGCTAATTTTTTTGAGGTTTCAGAATGTTTTGTACAACAATGTATTGCTAACTATAAAAAAAGATATGGTTTATCCACACTTCATAATGGTTACTTAATTCATTTCGAACCATTGCGTGTGTTTGAATATAAAAAAATTAAATAAAGGGGTATGTAAAATGAAAAAGTTCTTAGGATTATTATTAGCTAGTACATTAGCATTGGGAGCATGTGGCAATAATACCGATAAAAAACAAGAAAATAAAACAGAATCAGTAAACGAAAATAAGACGCAATTCAAAAATGATACATTAGTTATTGATGATGCTGTTCTAACAATAAAAGATACTTTTTTAGTGAATGATAAAAATTCAGATAAAAAACTATTAGCGTTCAAATATGAAGTTAAGAACAAAACTGATAAAGAGGAAATCACACCTTTCAATGCATGGTTAGCTACTATGCAAGCCAAACAAGATAGCGATAGCACTGTTAATGATTTAGAAGTCGGTTTCACACCTAATACTGGAAAGTATGAAGAATGGTTTGAACATTCAGATGATCAAATCAAAAAAGGCAAAAGCGCTAAAGGTATAGTTACATACACTTTGCAAAATGACGAAGATGTTACTTTAAAAGCTTCTAAAGGTGTTGATGGCAAAGAATTAGGATCTAAAACGATTAAACTTAGCGATTTGAAAACGGTAGATTATGATGCTACAGCAGATATAACGAATGAAAGTAATGATGAAAATAAATCAGAAAATAAATCAGAAGATGAATCAGTTAGTCAGAGTAGTAGTGAAAATGAATCTACATCTACACAAGATACAGTAGCTAGCAATAAGGCGCAACAAGAGAATAATCAATCAGTTTCTACAAACAACAGTACAACTAAAGAACAAGGCACATCAAGCAAACAAGAAACATCTAACGACTATATGAATGAAACTGAAATAGCAGAATGGAATAAATCAAAACCAACTACCCATGACGAATCACAAATGCAAGGTGTAGGTGGTCACCCTTCTGCTTTCGACCCATCAATACCAAAAGAAACACAAGGGGTACCTAAAACTGATAGTAACGGAGAGGAATATATAGACGCAACAGGTGAATAATTTTATGGGTAGCATGTCTACCCTTATTATTTTTTTACTTTTTTTAGGAGGAACAGACAATGACAATAAAAAAATACAGTAATGGTAAATGGGGATATTACTTCGGTCATGAAGGGAAGCGTTACCGTAAACAAGGTTTTAAAACTAAACGTGAGGCGACAGAAGCTGAAACAGAAGCAAAAAGCCAACTAATGAATGGAATTATTATAAACAATAAAAGTTCTTTCATAGATTACTATAACCAATGGATAGAAGTTAACAAAAAAGATGTTATAACACCACGAGCTTACCAAACATATGAAAATGCAATAAACCAATTCAAATTATTTCTTGTTAATGAAAATATAGAAGATATTAAAATGGATAGTTTAAACACTACTTTGTATCGGAAATTCATAAAATGGTACGGCGAAGATCATGCAACTGAATCAGTGAGAAAAATTCATAATTGCTTAAAGGTTTCGATAGAAGATGCAATACAAGAAGGGTTGATGACTAAAGACCCCACTTATAAGGCGGTTGTTAAAGGTTCTGTACCAGCTCAAAAAGAAGATGATAAATTCATGAGTATAAAACACTTTAATGGTTTGAAAGACTATGTTAAAGGCAAAACAAAACATTCATACTTATTCATTCACATTCTGATAGTAACTGGTGGTAGATTTGGTGAAGTTCAGAATTTACAAAAAGATGATTTAGATTTCAATCAATCAACAATACATCTACCGGGTACGAAAACAGAAACATCTGATAGAACCGTTGAAGTTCCTAGAACTGATATGAAAATCATACAAAAAACTATATCTGAAATGCCATTAAATATGTCTGGCTACTTATTTGAAACTGGCAAATCATTAATCACAAACAACGCAGTAACTAAAGTATTACAAAAGTATTGCCTAGAAAATAGTATCGGTAAATACACCTTACATTCAATAAGACATACACATTGTTCATATTTGTTGCATAGTGGTGTATCGATATATTACATTTCTAAAAGATTAGGTCATAAGAATATTAAAACGACTATGGATGTTTATTCTCATTTATTAGATGAAACAGCTAAAGCCGAAAATGACAAGGCTATACAAGCGTTAGAAAGTATGAAAACAAACGCCAATGCGTTGGCGTAA